GTGATACAATTGTTGTTCATCAAAATATTTTTAGAAGATTTTATAATATGAAAGGCGAGCAAAGCAATAGCAGGTCTTATTTTAAAGATAATTTATATTTTGCTTCTGTTGATCAGATTTATTTATATAAAAACAATACTACTTGGAAATCTTTTGGAGATAGATGTTTTATTGTACCTTTAAAAAATTCTGATTCTTTAAGAAACAGAAAAGAACAACCTAGTATTGGAATAGTTAAAATTGGTAATAGTGTATTAGAAGCATCTAATATTAACAAAGGGGATACTATAGGTTTTATACCTGGTGCTGAGTGGGAATTTATTATAGACGATCAACGTCTTTATTGTATGAAATCAAATGATATTGTAATTAAATATGGAAATAAAGAAAACCAAGAAGAGTATAATCCAAGCTGGACAAGTGGCAGTTGAAGAATTAATAAAAGTAGCTAAAGAGCCTATAATTGATTCTGATGACGATATATCAGCTGATAGATTAAAAAACGCAGCTGCAACAAAAAAATTATGTGTATTCGATGCTTTTGAAATATTAAACAGAATACAAGAAGAGCAAGATATGCTAGATGAAAAGCCTAAAGAAGTTAAAAAAGAAACTACATTTCGTGGTTTTGCTGAAGGAAGGTCTAAATAATGTACGAGCAAACTTTATATAAAATAATAGATGACCATATAAAACCTAAAATAATTAAACAATTAAATAGGTATAAAAAATGGGAGTTTGGTTATAACGCCGAGCATGATGTTGTTGTTATTTCTAAAACTGGTAAAATAGGAGAAATATACGAAATACAAGGTTTAAAAATAGCATTGCCTAAAGCAGAAAAAGTTCATATTTTTGAAAAAGATAAATGGACACCTTTTACATATCCTAAAGTTTTAAGTAAAATTAAAACAGTATTTGATTGGAGAGAATATCCTGTTGAGTTTAAAGAAAAATATTATGATTATATTGACAATGAATTTAATAGAAGAGAAGAAGGTTTTTGGTATGTAAACAAAGGTATTTCTACTTATATTACAGGAACTCATTATATGTATCTACAATGGTCAAAAATAGATGTTGGCCAACCAGATTTTAGAGAAGCAAATAGATTATTTTTTATATTTTGGGAAGCATGTAGAGCTGATGATAGATGTTATGGTATGTCTTATTTAAAAAATCGACGTTCTGGATTTTCATTTATGGCTTCAGGTGAAACTGTTAACATGGCGACAATATCTACAGATGCTAGATTTGGTATATTATCAAAATCAGGTGCTGATGCTAAAAAAATGTTTACAGATAAGGTAGTACCAATATCAGTTAATTATCCTTTTTTCTTTAAACCGATTCAAGACGGTATGGATCGACCTAAAACAGAGTTAGCATATCGTGTGCCAGCTTCTAAGTTTACAAGAAGGTCTATAGTGTCTACAGAAAAAAACGAAGAACTAGCAGGACTTGATACAACTATTGATTGGAAAAACACAGGAGATAATGCTTATGATGGTGAAAAACTAAAACTATTAGTACACGATGAATCAGGTAAATGGGAGAGACCAAATAATATATTAAATAATTGGCGAGTTACAAAAACTACACTTAGATTAGGTTCTAGAATTATAGGTAAGTGTATGATGGGATCAACATCAAACGCTTTAGATAAAGGAGGTGCTAATTTTAAAAAATTATACAATGACTCAGATGTTACAAAAAGAAACGCAAATGGACAAACACGTTCAGGACTCTATTCTTTGTTCATTCCTATGGAATGGAATTACGAAGGATACATTGATTCTTACGGGCATCCTGTCTTCGACACACCAAAAGACCTTGTTAAAGGGCCTCACGGAACACCAATTACAATTGGGGTTGTTGAATACTGGCAAAATGAAGTCGATGGTTTAAAGCAAGATCAAGATGCTTTAAATGAATTTTACAGACAATTCCCAAGAACAGAAGAGCACGCTTTTAGAGATGAAGCAAAGTCTTCGTTGTTTAATTTAACTAAAATATACGAACAAATAGACTGGAACGCAGATATAAAAAGATCATCTGTTATAACACAAGGTAGTTTTCAGTGGACAGGAGGTATTAAAGATACTACTGTTATATTTGTGCCAAATAAAAATGGAAGATTTTTTGTTTCATGGGTTCCACCTAAAAGATTACAAAACAATGTAATAAGTAAGTTAGGCAATAAGTATCCTGGCAATGATACTTTAGGAGCTTTTGGTTGTGATAGTTATGACATATCAGGAACTGTTGACGGTAGAGGATCCAACGGATCTTTACATGGGTTAACTAAATTTAGTATGGAAGACGTGCCGCCAAATCATTTCTTTTTAGAGTATATAGCTAGACCACAAACAGCAGAGATATTTTTTGAAGATGTTTTAATGGCTTGTATTTTTTACGGCATGCCAATACTTGCTGAAAATAATAAACCTAGACTGTTATATCATTTTAAACGCAGAGGTTACAGAGGTTTTGCAATGAATAGACCAGATAAAATTTATAATAAATTATCTATAACAGAAAGAGAAATTGGTGGAATACCTAACTCTAGTCAAGACATAATACAATCGCACGCTGCTGCTATAGAAAGTTATGTAGAAAGTTATGTTGGCCTTAGAGATGATAACACATATGGAGACACATATTTTCAAAGAACATTAGAAGATTGGGCTAAATTTAATATAAACCAAAGAACAACACACGATGCTTCTATTAGTTCTGGCTTAGCTATAATGGCTTGCAATAAAAACAAATATAGACCTGTTCCACAAGTAGTAAGAAAAAATTATGATTTAGGAATAAAAAAATATGATAATAGTGGGTTATTATCTAAAATGATAGATTAAATGAGAAAAGTATATACTAACGGTAATAGCATTTTTCCTAGCCAAGTGGTTAGCGACGCTGAAAAAGCATCCTTAGAATATGGCGAGCAAGTTGCTCAAGCTATAGAACAAGAGTGGTTCAACGTAGGTAGAACAAATGGCAATAGATACCTAACTACATGGAACAATTACAATAGACTTAGATTATATGCTAGAGGTGAACAACCTACTCAAAAATATAAAGATGAATTATCTATTAACGGTGATTTGTCTTATCTTAATTTAGACTGGAAACCAGTACCTATTATATCAAAATTTGTAGATATATTATCTAATGGTATTTCTAATAAAGATTATGATATAAATGCATACGCACAAGACCCTGCTTCAGTTCAAAAACGAACAAATTACGCGGAATTATTAGCTCAAGATGTATTTGCTAGAGATACTATGAAGCAAATAACAGCTGTACTAGGCAAAGAACTTTACAACACTAATGTACCAGAAGATAAACTACCACAAACGCCTGAAGAATTAGAACTTCATATGCAATTAACTTACAAGCAATCTGTAGAGATCGCTGAAGAAGAAGTTATAAATCAGGTATTAGATACTAATAAGTGGGATTTAATTAGACGTAGAGTAAATTATGATTTAGTAACATGTGGTATTGGAGCTGTTAAAACAGATTTTAATGTATCAAACGGTATAACAATTGACTACGTTGATCCTTCAAGTTTAATATACTCTTATACAGAAGATCCTAATTTTGAAGATATATATTACGTAGGTGAATTAAAGCCTCAAACATTACCAGAAATAGCTAAGCAATTTCCAAATTTAACTGATGAAGTATTAGAAAGAATACAACAAAACCAAGGAAACCAAGAAAGTAAATATGGTTTTGGAAATCAAGCTTGGGATTCAAATAGTATTCCTTTATTATATTTTGAATATAAAACTTATAGTCATCAAGTATTTAAAATAAAAGAAACTGAAAGTGGTCTACTAAAAGCAATTGAAAAAACTGATACTTTTAATCCACCTGAAAATGATAATTTTGAAAGAGTAGGTAGAACTATAGAAGTTTTATATAGAGGAGTTAAAGTTTTAGGTGCTAATATATTATTGAAATGGGAAATGTGTCCTAACATGACTAGACCTTTTGCTGATACAACTAAAGTAGAAATGAATTACGCTATATGCGCGCCTAGAATATACAAAGGACGTATTGATTCAACTGTAGGCAGAATAACTGGTTTTGCAGATATGATTCAATTAACTCATTTAAAGCTACAACAAGTTATTGCAAGAATGGTTCCAGATGGCGTGTTTTTAGACATGGATGGTTTAGCTGAGGTTGATTTAGGAAACGGAACTAATTATAATCCTCAAGAAGCTTTAAACATGTATTTTCAAACAGGTTCTGTTGTAGGTAGATCTTTAACTCAAGATGGTGATCCTAATAGAGGTAAGATACCTGTTCAAGAATTATCTACTGGTTCTGGTCAAGCTAAAATACAAAGTTTAATATCTACTTATAATTATTATTTACAAATGATAAGAGATGTAACCGGGCTTAATGAGGCTAGAGATGGTAGCACACCAGATAAAAGCACATTAGTAGGTTTACAAAAACTTGCAGCACAAGCTTCTAATATAGCAACTAAGCATATAAACAACGCTAGCTTATATTTAACTTTAAGAATATGTGAAAATATATCTAAAAAAATAAATGATATGTTAGATTATCCTTTAACAGCTAATGTATTAAAAAATAGTATTTCAACATTTAACACAGAAACTTTAAAAGGATTAGAGCAAATAAATCTACATGATTTTGGTATATTTTTAGATCTTGAACCAGACGAAGAAGAAAAAGCAATGTTAGAACAAAACATACAAGTTGCTTTAAGTTCTGGAGGAATTGATTTAGAAGACGCTATTGAAATACGTCAAATACGTAATTTAAAATTAGCCAACCAAATGCTTAAAATGAAACGTAAGCAGAAGCAACAATATGCTAGGCAAATGCAAGCAGAAGCTTCTCAACAACAAGCACAAGCTCAAACTCAAGCTAGTCAAGCTGCGGCAGAGCAAGAAGTTCAAAAGCAACAAG